AAAGGCAAACTCCTTTTGGCTCTAGTTATGTAAGACCGCAATCTTATGATGGTGCTACTGTTTACATTCAAGCTAACAACCAAGTGGTTCGTGAGTATCTTTATTCAGATTCAGAGGCGGCTTATGTTTCATCGGGTGTAAGTACACTGTCGCCACACTTAATAGTGCAACCAATACAGATGGCAGTTCTAAATGGTATGAACACAAGACCTGAGAGTTACTTGTTTTGCGTTTGTTTAGATGGAACTATTGCACTGTTTACATCTAATAGATCAGAGAAGCGTGCTGGTTGGACTAGGATTACAACCAATAATGGTGCTTTTCATTCTGTACAAGTAATTGATAACAGAATCTTTACTGTAACTAAATACAATAAAGGCAACGGCACTAATAAGTTTGTGCTTACAGAGTTTGATCCTATAAGAAACATGGATTTTTCTGTGTTGTATAGCGGATCAGCAGGAGTATTCGATGTCTCATCGCACTTTGATAACGGTGCTATTGTGTCTGTTGTTAATGGTACTGATTACTTGGGTAAATTTACAGTAGCTAATGGCAAGGTAGATGTCTCTGCCGTACAACTAATAACGTCAGCAGAAATAGGTTATGAGTTTAATGTAGTTGCTGAAACAATGCCTATTGATGGCTCTATACAAGGTGGCCCTCTTACTGGGCAAGCAAGAAGTATTCACAAAGTTGTAGTTGATATGTCAAATACATTGGCAGTAAATGTTAACAGTCAGAACTTAGTCTTACGAAATGTTACGGATGACTTGAGTTTAGGTAGAACTCCTTTTACTGGCAAAAAAGAGTTTAGATTTTTAGGTTACGATAAAGACCCGACAGTTACAATTTCACAAGCGTATCCGTTGTCTTTAGATATTAATGGTTTGGTTGCGGAGGTATCTTTCTAATGAGTTATATGATGGCGTTAACGGCAGTTTCAACTGGTCTTTCTGTAATGTCTTCTTTGAAAAAAGGAGGGATGGAACAGACTGCGTATCAGATGGACGCACAACAAGAAGAGTTGAGACTGGCACAAGAAAAGATTATTGCTCAACAACGAGCCAATGATCGAATTGCTGAACTAGATGTAAACCAAGCGGTAAACGAAGCGTATTTTGCTTTTCTTGGCAGGGATGTAAGTGATCAAAGTTACAAAGCTTTTATGAAAAAAAATCAAGAGACTGCTTTTTCAGATGTTAAGCGTAGCAATTATCAGTCACTACTTGAGCAAGGGCAAATAAGATACGCACGAGCGCAAGACTTGCATCGTGGCAAAATGGCTAAAGAGAAATCAAAAGTAGATGCAATGAATAGTTTGGTTACTGGATTGTACAATTATAATACAATTAGTGTTTAAGGGTTAATAATGGCTGGTGTAATAAGAGAAGCTACAAAGTTTAGGAATCAACAAATTGGCGTTGTTAAAGCGTCAAGAGGTGCAGTTGATGTTCAAGACTCGGTAACTAAACTTGCTGACAATATTACTGCTATGGCAGTCAAAGAAGCTGGTATCACCGCAGAGCGTGAAGGAAAGACATTTGCTAAAAGTCTTAGTGAAAATCAATTACGATCTATAAATCCAAAGACTGGAAAACCTGAAGCGTTTGACGCTATGCCAACAACTTACGGCAGAATAGCAAGAGATGCTTTTCAAGATACAGTAAACACTCAATACGAGCAAAGCATAGCTTCAGAAATACAAGCTATGGCTAAAAGAACTGAGGCTCTATATCCTAACGATCCTGATAAATACGCCACTACATTTGGCACAAACATAAACGTAATGAAGCAACACGCTACTGGTATCTACGCCAATCTTATTGATAGATATGGTTCTACATATTTAGCGTCAACAAAATTAAGTATCCAGTCTGCTCAAATTAAAAAAGCTCAAACGCATCTTAAAGAAAATGTTTTAATTAGCTCAGAGCAAACCAGTCAAGCCATTACAAATATGTATGGAGCAAATGCATCAGATCAAGACATAATAAATACCTATAATCTTCAAAAACAAATTATTGATAAGGGTAAAACTGGAAACGTATTAGGCCCTAACGATTCGGCTAAAGCGTTTTCTTACCTAAACAATTCAATGGTTAAAGGTTCTATTACTAGATATGTGCTTACTGGTGCTGGTGTTGAAGATGACACAAAAAGGAAACTAATAACAAGCATTTCCAATAAACAAAAGTTACTTGATTATATTTTAGCTCCACAAGATACAAAGCTTTTGCAGTTTGATGATACTATTATAGTTGCTCCTAAGAGAACTGTAATGGGTACAGACGGCAAAACAGTAGTGTTGCCTGAAATGACAATGCGTGAATATGCTGAGTACACAAACGAAAGAATGGAAAAGCTTACTGATAGAGATGATGTAGTTTCATACTTAAAGAATACTATAACTACTGCTGACGTTATTAGAAATGAAGAAAACAATGAAGCTGAAATAAAAAATAAGATAAAAGAAAATAGTATTATTGATTCAGCTAATTCGGATATTAAAAAAAGCACTGATACTTTAGTTACTAATAATGAAACTTATGTTCCTACATTAAAGAAAATTGTACAAGGTCTTAACAAACTTGGGAATCAAACTACGCCATCTGCTGATGGTGTAAAAGCAAAAGTAAGCAAAGACAATTATGCTAAATCAGTAGATAAAGCTTACAAAGCTACTACTTACAGTTTGCTACGTTCAATTCTTCAACCAATAAAAGACAACAAAGAGCTTAAAGAAAAAACTATTAGTGCATTAAAACGCATAAGTGCTACTGGAGATGTAGATCAGTTACTTTACCTAACAGACGTTAGCGAAGAAGATCGTAAAGTTATTACTGAAGACCAGTTTAATTCTATAAAAACGGCTTATAGAGAATTTAGATCGGTTTCTAATGCTAAAGATTTCCATCAAATTTTTGAGCCTACATTAAGTAACACTAGTTCGGCTATTATAACTGCTAATAACACAGACTCAAAGATTGAAGGCAATGAACTTAAAGTACTAAAGGCAGAAAAAACTAATCTATTGTTTAAGATCATAGATGATTCAAAAAAGGTAATGAGCGAAGCTAGTAACATTGATGTTATTAACAATTCTGAAGAAGTAAATAGGTTGTTAGATAAACGAATAGCTAAGTTTACTACAATGTTAAAAGAGCATGAGACGTTAAAAGACAAATCTCCGTACGACAGAAGTCAAATTATTAAAGCAAGAGATGCAGAAGTTGCCGCTATTATAAGAGGTTCATTTGGTCATCTCTTAAGTCAAGTGGATACAGAATACACTTTTGAAGATTCGCAAGGAAAAGAAATTAAACGTAAGCTAACTAAACAAGATGTTGATAATTTAGCTAATGCGTTTGTAGTTGGTAAATCTGATTTAACAATATTGCCTAAAGAGTTTAAGCCATTAATAAATGGCATTACCAAAAACCAAGTAATGCTTACTAGCGATGCGGCATCAACAATGATGACTGAGCTTAAAGATTCTTTTGAAAGTGCTACTAAATCAGCTAGTAAAGATGCGGCTATACAACGAGGTTATGAAGATATAAACGTAAAGAACGATGTAAAGAGCGAACAGATTGATGATATTATTAATGATTTAATCTGGAAAGACATAGAGCCTGACAAAACTAAGCGTGACCCTATGTGGTTTACCAAGACTCCATTTATAGATAACGAAACTGGTAAAGTTCATCCGTTATGGTCGAATGTAATTAATACTGCTATGGCACACAATAGATTGCCTGAGCCAATTGTAAGTCATTTGAATGGTCTTGGCGATGGTACTTTAGGTATTATTACAAGTGGCATGTCTGACGCTAATAAAGCAATAATTACAAATAGATATGAAAACGCTTTCAATGTTTACAAAGCATTAACTGCTTTTGAAGTAAACAATGGAGGGCAGATAGAAACCATTAACTTACTAGATGGCAATAAATTACTAGGCCATAAGGTCGATAAGAAATCAATGGCTAGAGTTGAGTATGCTTTATCTGTAGCAAGGGTTAGTGGAGGTGATGGTCAAGCTACTGAGTTAATCAAACAATTGACTATGTTTAATGATGAAAAAGAACGTAGTGGTTTTAGAACAGTATTTTTAGATAACATTAACAATGCGTATCAAGAAGATAAAACCTTACCTAAACCTAGTAGCATACAAGCGGCAGTAGCTTTAACCACTAATAACCAAAGGTTAATAATGGAGCTTACTCCTTGGGCAACGGAACAAGTGTCTATAGGCAAAATATCTAATCTTGATCAAATGGATGAGGCTATTAAAGAAAAGTTAAAAGAATATCAAATTCCAAGCCGTATTGTGTTTACANCAGTTAGTGATGGTGGAAGNTGGGATGGTAAAAATGGAACAATGGTATCTCCATTTGCTCTTTCTAAACGTCTATCTTCTGCAAAAATAGAGAAATTTATTACTCAATGGCAAACACAACTGCCCGAAGGGTTTACTTTTGCTAGAGCAGTAACGGAAGATTATATACGCAAACAAACTATTAAAGATCAACAACCTAATTTTATGTCCGTAGGAGGCATGGGTGGTAGTAACAAAGATGTCTTTGGTGCTTTCCAATCTAAAGATGTTTATGGAGATCAGCCAACGTATTTAATGCCTATGCCTAATTCGTCAATGGATGGCAAAATTACATATAGAGCAATTACAGTTGCTGATAATAATGGTGTTTTAGAAATGAAATACGTTATGGATCAATCAAGTGACAATGGATATATAGAATTTACAGTCGATCAGGATATGATTAATGCTGGTGATCCGTTAAGTTCCGATCAACAACTCGAAGAAATAAATGCAGATATAAAATTAAAGAATGGACAGATTCAGAAGCTATCGCAAGACCCTGAGTTTCTTAATGTTAATTCTGACGCAGGAAAAGCAATAAGAAATAAAATTGTCTCATTAAAAACTAAAGTTCTTGAACAAGAAAAAAACAAAAAGATTCTAGAAACCCCATCTGAAACTGCACCTTCAAAAGATAACTCTGCTGAGATTGGCACTAATACAGATTTAATTTTAAACTCTATGTCTTTGCTTGAAGTTCAAGAAGGATTTAATCCTAAACAATATAAAGATGGTAAAAATTTTAGCGTTGCTTTTGGCATGTACATTCCAGCACTCACTGTTGATGAAAGAAAACTAATCAAAAACATTAATAATGTAACTAAAGAAGAAGGCAGAGCAGTCCTTAAGGTTAAGGTAACTAAAATTATTAAAGGTTGGAATAATATAACTGGCAATAAGTTTAGCAATCTTCCAATTAAAGCAAGAACCGCAATGGTTAGTATGGCTTATCAGCTTGATTTAACAAATATACAAAGCTCAAAAGCAAGAAAATCATGGCCTAAATTTTTAGCGGCAGTAAAAAAAGCAAGTACATTTGACTACAATAGTCCTGAACAAAAGGAAGCTCTTAAAGAAGCTTCAGGTCATATGCTTTATAATTACGAAGATGATGGTGTAACTGTTAAGAATCGTACATTGTGGTATCAACAAACGCCTAACAGGGCTGAAGAAATGTCTAAGGCATTATTAGGGTAATGGCAGATTTTAATTTAGTATGGAATCCTTACGAGGATGACGAAGACGAAAAGCGTAGAATAAAATCTATGTTAAATCGCAATGCAGATACGTTTACTTCTGATTCTGCTGGTCAAGACTATCGTAAAGATGTTGTTGATTTAGACTCTGAAAGTACATTTGGTGATTTGTGGGCGGCACAAATTGGTTATCAATACGACCCTATAGTTGAAGCGGCACATCGTTGGTATAAGTATAGTGATGATGATATAGACGTTGATTATGTGCCTTTGCAAAACATGGAGGGTTATGAAGAATTTAGGTCTAATTTAGTTGTTGCTAGAAACGAAGAAGAAGAAGCAGACATTAAGAGAGCGATTGACGAAAACAGAAATCGTAGAGCAGTAATGAGTGAGTTTGGGTTTGGTGCAAACTTGCTTGCTGGTGTATTAGACCCAATTAATTTACTTGCAGTACCTTTTGCTGGTGCTGGTTTTGTAACTGCTGGAGCAAGAACTGTTGGTGGGTTTGTTGGCAGAAGAGCTTTGGCTACTGGTGCTGGTGTAGGACTTACACAAGCAGGCTTAGAAGCGGCTC